CGCCTCGCCGTCCTCGCCGGGCGCGGCGGGTACGCGGTCGGAGGGGTCGTCCACGAACGCGACGCCGGGTGCATCCGCGCTCGGGGCGACGGCATCCTCGACCGGGGCGGCCTTCGCCGCCTCCGCCTTCTTCCTGCGGGTCGCGGCGGCCTTCTTTGCGGCTGCCGACCGCTGGGCCTTCGTTTGTGCTGCCATCGTGATCTCTTTCCTTTCAGGCGGGCACGGGGGGTGCCGTGCCGTTCTGCGCGGGTTCGGATTCGGGTGTCTGCTCGCCCTCGGCGGGCGGCTCGCCGATCTCGGCGGCGACCTCCTGCATGAAGCTCTCGACGCGATCCTCGGGCACGCCGAGCGCGGCGATCTTCTGCGCGACCGCCATCAGCACGTCGCCGACCTCGGGCTCGGGCGGGGCGAGCCACGCGGCCGAGTCGGGGATGGCGTGCTGGTCGAGCAGGTACTTGATAAGGACGTCCTGCTTGACGCCGGGGTTGCCGTTCAGTTGATTGAACAGGGTCAGCGCGTCATTGCGCTGCTGGACGACGTTCTCGGGCTCGGTCGATCCCGCATCGGGGGTCACGTCCACGTCGGCGGCGAGCAGTTCGGGGTCGATCTTGGCGAAGCGGTAGCCGTCCGGCTGCTCGGGGTCGTCAATGCGGATCGCCCGTGCTTCGGTGATGTGCTGGCGGTTCAGCTCGAGGATCTGCCGCGCGGCGGGACGGATCGTCTCGTTGAGCAGGTTCTTGGTCTTGGCCGCGATCCGCACGTTTGCCGCCTGCGCGACGAGCTGCGTGCCGGTCGCGGTTTCCTGCTGGCCGGCGCCGGCGAGTGAGTCGTCAATCCCGGTCAGCCGGTCGAAATCGGACTTGAGCGCATCTTCCTCGCGGTAGGAGGACGATGGCAAGTCCTCGACGGGGATCGGGAACACCGCCTCCTGGGGGGCGCCGATCGTCGGGATCAGCGCGCCGGGGCCGCGCTTGAAGGTGGAGGGATCGACCATCCCGTCCCAGTAGGCGTAGACCCGATCGAGCACGAACGCGGCGTTGTCGCGGCGCTGCGAGCGCAGGGTGTTGAGCTCGTACTGCAGGTGGCGGGCGGGCTCGATCTCGCCGATGCCGACGAACTCGCCCTCGGCCAGCGTCGGGCGGAATATCTGGAACGGCATCTCGCGGTGCCAGAACGGGGTGATATCGCAGACCGCGACGAACTGGCGGTTGAGGATCGTGTAGACGTGCTCGCGGTCGTGGTACTCCAGCAGCTCGTAGTCGCGGCCCGCCCGCTTCTCGTCAACCGAGATCCCGAACGGCAGGGGGTATTCGGTCGTATGGATGCCCGGCGAGGAGCCCTTCGTCTTGGCGACCGCCTCGAGGTCGAGCGGCAACCACCCGCCCGACTCGACCATCCGTTTGACGTAGGCGAAGTCCCGGTAGGTGCGGTGGATCAGGTAGCGGGCGGTTTCAACCGAGCGGGCGGACGGATCCCAGAAGAAGTCGAAGATATCGACGTCCTCGACGTCGGGGCCGTCGTAGGTGACGATCTCGCGCAGCTCGGCCTTCGCCCCGCGCAGCCGCCGCCGCTTACCTTCGCGCATGACCTTCCGGGTCGTTTTCTTCCAGTAGGTCTTTTGAACCCCGAGCCCGTGCTTGAAGCCGCGCCGGGCGGTCGGCAGCAGCTTCATGTCGTAGTCCATGTCGATCTGCTGCTGTTCGAGCAGTTCCTTGATCGCCTGCGAAGCCGGCGCCGCCGAGGGGCGGTTGGGCCGGACGGTCATGGTCGGGCTCGAGGAGAGCGCCCGCGGCACGATCGTCTCGATCGCGGAGAAGATCAGCGGGATCGCCAGCTCCGCTCCCCATTCGTGGGCGATCTCGCGGGCGGCGACGTCGCGGTTGTTGGCGCGGCGGCCGTAGTCGATCAGCGCCCGGTGGGTGCGGTAGAGAGTCTGCTGCTCCCGCCACGGCTCCTCATAGGCGCGGTGAACCTTCTCGGCCTGGGCGAAGCAGTCGAGCACCACCTTGCGGCAGGCACGGTGCTCGGGGCTGATCTCATGCTCGTAGTCAGCCATCCTTGACCACCAGGGTCAGCGGCTCGGCGATGTTGGCATCCGGCTCCTTGCCGCGCATCAGCTTGGAGACGTGATCCCATACAAACGCGTAGCCGATCACCTCACCCTCGCGGACGTGCGGGGCGATCCAGACCTGCCCGCCGAGCGTGTCGAGAATCACCTTCACGTTGAGGATCGCGCGCAGGACGTCGGGGGAGAGGTCGAGCGCGATCTCCAGCGCGAGCATCTGCGCGGCGCCGGTGCCCTCGAGCTCGGGGCGGCGCTCGACCCGCTCGGAGGACTCGGCCGTCTTGAACTCGTAGGCGTCGGTATGGAACTCGCCGACCGCTTCCTCCTCGCCCGTGACCTCCTGCCCATCGGCGTCGTACTTGCCGCGGTAGGTGGCGATGCAGACCTTCTGGCCGTTGGCCGTCGCCTCGGCGAGCCCGCGCTGGGTCGCCTCGATGAACCGCGGCTCGGCCACGGCCGCGAGCGCCCGCGCCGCCTCCTCGTCGTCGGCGAGCTCGGATGCGAACAGCGGCACGTTCCAGGCGCGCTTCACGGGTTCAGCCCCTTCCCGCGCACGCCTTCGCGCAGCGCCTTCTGGCGGACCTCGGCCAGCTCCTCGGCGTCGTCGCGGTTGGTGAATACCGAACCGGCGATCGCCTCGTCATGAAACTCGCCCATCAGCACTTCCTCATTGACCTCGGCGCAGCGGATCGCGTGGGCGCGGCGCCGGCGCAGGTTCTCGGGGCCGAGCGGGTATTCGCGGCCGCAGCTTTCACAGCGCCAAACCTGGCGCTTGGCAGACGATGGAATCCACAGTTGCAGGCTCATGCCGGTTTGGAAGGCAGCGGCTTTCCAGCCGTGACGGTAGAACGCGCCTGCGGACGGAAAGAGGCGCCGCGCCGAGCGGAAGGGAGGGGAGGGACGGACTTCCGGCTACAAGGCGCGGCGGGTCAAAGGGTAGGGGCGGCGTTCGGACGGATTACCAGCCCGTCACCCGATTACGGACGGGGCGGGCGGGTTGGGAGCCGAAATCGCGTTTGACCGGCTTCTCCAGCGCGACCTGCTGAGCGATCTGCCATGCCATCAGCCGATCGGCGTACTTGCCCGGCTCGGGCTCGGACTTCCCCGATGGCAGCCGAACGTAGGTCGCCAGCTCCTCGGCGAGCCCGCGGGAGCGGATCCCGTGGCTTTCCTCGCGCAGCAGCTCAGTCGTGTTGGCCTCGAGGATCGGCTTGGTGTCGCGGCCGGTGTTCCAGCCGAGCCGGTCCTCGGATCGCTCGACCTTGCGGTCGTGCTTCTGGCGGAAGTACATGAACTTGTAGTGGTAGGCGAACCACAACTTGCGGGCGATCGGGGCGCCCCATGATCCGGTGATCTCGATGGCAAGCCACGGCTCGTTGTAAAGCAGCGCCCCGAGCAACACCTGCTCGGCAAGCAGGTCGGGGTCGAGCCGGGAGCGGTATTCGGCGACCTGCACCCGTGTCTTGTGATGGATGATCTCGATTGCGTGGTAGGCGGGCTCGCCGCGCTCACCCGCGATCTCACCGCCGGAGACGTCGACGCCGGCGACGTACTGCTCGCCTTCCTTCGGCTGCTCGTAGATCCGCCAGTCGGCCGTCTCGCCGAGCTCGAGCTTCGACGCGGGCAGCCATCCCGCCTCGGTCGGCACGACCAGCTCATCGCCGTTCGGCATCGGCCTGGTCGCCTTCTTTTTGACGATCAGCTTGCCGACCTCGGGGCCGGGGTGCTCGGCTGTCGGGTTGAGCGGATCGGTCAGGGCCGTGGCGATGAACACGCGCTTGACGTGGGCGGGGTCGAACACCTTGCGCCCGGAGGCGACGAACGCATCCTCGGGGGTCGCCGGGAACTCCTGATTGAAGATGTGAAGCGGCTTGGAGCCGATCTTGAAGCGGCGCCAGTTGAGCTGTTCCAGGGTCAGCGGGACGTGCTCGTTGGTGTCGATGTCGAGCGGGCCGGGATCGAGCAGGGCGGGCTCGTCGGCGGCGTGGGCGAACTGGTGGGTGTCGCCGGGGCGGAACCGCTCGCGCTCGTCGTCATTGGCGAACGGCCGCGAGTAGTCGGCCTCCTTCCACCACGGCCAGAAGAACGCGGCGTAGGCGTTGCGCCCGGCAACGGTGTCGTCCCAAAGATCCTTGAACTCATTGGATCCGTTGGCCGTCGATTCCAGCACGATCAGCGAACCGGGCTCGTCGGGCACGGCGTTCTCCAGCGCCGCGAGCTTGGTCCCGAGATCGGGCCAGAACGCGGTTTCCGAACCATGGACCCCCATCGGCGTCAACCCGCGGCCGGATTCCTTTTCGGTTGCGGTGTCCACGAGGTAGGTCGAGTCGGGGAAAGCGCCGGGCCCGCGGTTACGGACGCCGCCGTTGAGGAAGTGCATCTCCCTGCCCCGGCGGGTACCGCCGAGATCGGGCTTGACCGCCGGGTCGGGCGGCAGGTTGTCGTACATGCGCTTGCCGATCCGGAACAGCTCGTTCCCGGTCTTGAGGTCGTGGGCGAGGACGATCACGTCGTAGTTGGCCCGCTGGGTCGCCCGCTGGATCATCTTGCCCTGCATCCAGGTCGAGACGCCGACCTTGCGCGCCTTCAGCGCAATCGCCCGCTCGGGAGCGGAGGCATCGGCCTGGGCGGCGAGCTTGGCGTCGAGGACGAGCTGGCCGGCGTTGGCGTCGAGGGAAACCATCTGCCGCCGCTTGTCCACGATCTTGAGCACGTTACGGGCATAGAACGGGGTGTCCTGCTCCAGCCGCCGCGTGATCTCCTTGTAGGCGAGTGACATTACGGACGCAGGAAGGGTCCGGTGGTGCGCTTGACCTCGGCGATGATCTCCGCGCGGGTCATGCCCTCGGGACGGCTGACGAGGTGGTGGATCCGCCGCAGCGTCTCGACCGCCTGCTCCTCGCGGGTCTGCTCCCGCACCGCCCTCGCCGCGTCGGAGCGGTCGGCGACCATCACCCGAGCACCCGCGCGACAGCGAATACCAGCAGCGCGAAGGTGCCGGCGACGAGCAGATCGAACAACAGACCCCTCACGCGCCGATCAGCTCCCGCGCCCGCCGCCGTGCTCGAGCCGCACGCGCAGCCGGCACGCAATCGTCGTAGGTCAGCCCCTCAAGCCCCCGGCGCAACACGCCTTCGAGCGCCTGCCGGGCCGGGATCCCGAACCGCGCCGCCGCGTTCTCGACGCCGGCGTGCAACCGCGGATCCACCGCCACGAAACCGGGCACCGGGGCTTCGAGGTGATCCCTGATGGCCTGCTCGGTCAGCCCCGCCTTCGAGATCCCCCGCCGAGCGGCCTCCCGCTCAATCAGCAGAGCCAGGTCCGCCTTCATCCCTGCTCCCGCCTGACCCGCTCCATGCTGCGCTCGATCCGCGCCGCCCGCCGCGCCTGCGCCCGCGTGTACCCCGCCGAGCCGACCTCGCGCTCGATCACTCCCCGCAGCCACGCCGAGCGATTCCCCCCCGCAGCCGCATCGACCCGGCGCAAGGCCTCCTCGCTGATCTTGAAGCCGACGAACTGCATGGCAGGGTTTTACCTGCCGTAGCGGATGGGGTGGGGGCTGTAGATGTGTAAGTGGGGGGTGGAGTCTCATGTTCCCGCGCGCCGGGAGTCCCGCGCAGGGGGTGCGGGGGCGCCGGCGCGCGCGTTCATCTAGAGCCGATCCCGGATCGGCAGGCTGGCGCTCAATGTATGTCTAGTGCCGCTCCCTGCCTCATGCTCAGGCTGGGGAGGGATCGGCCCTGCGTACAGGCAGCGCAACCCGGCCAACTGGTCCGACCAGTTCCGGCATGGGAAACTGGCTGACTAACTGGTCCGACCAGTTCCACTAGAT